TTAGAAGATTTCATACGTAGTAAATACGGAAGTATACCTGCAGCTCAAGCTACAGTCCACGAATATAGAAAAATATTGAATGAAAAGTCTGTATTATTTGATGGAACAATTGTTCCAAGAAGAACTCTCGTGGTTGATGAAACCACTTACAATTCATTAGGAGTTAATGAAAGAGAGTCAATTGATAAGTATCAATATGAGATTGAATTAAATGACCAAAAAAGACAGATTAAAATAGTTGACCCTCAACAAGTCAGTAGACTCCTAAACAGGATTGAAGATATTTTCTAATGTCACAAGCTATTTCAAAAACTATTGATATAGACCAGATAATATTGACTAACTTTGAAAGTAAGTCTTTAGATATTACAAACCTAGTTTTAGAGTTTAGTATATTTGAAAACTTATTTTCTCATTACCTTAGTGGTTATTTGGTTATGGATGACACTAATGGTATCCTGGAAAGATTACCAATCATTGGTGAAGAACTTATTGAGATATCATTTAAATCAGCTGGTGAGAGTCGTAGATTAAAATATAAGTTTGCCTCATATAAAATTGAGGATGTTAAATCGAGTGCATTAAACGCTCAGCCTAAATCTATGTTCATTATCAATCTGGTTTCTCCGGAGGCCATTGTTAACAATACATCAAGTGTTGATAAAAGTTATGTTGGATTACCAGCTTCTTATATTGTAAAGGCGATACATGATGAATATTTCTTAAAATCAGATAGAACATATTCATCTGAAAATAAATCTTTTTTGGGACAAACTGTATTAGAAGTAGAAGAAACAGAAGGTAAGTTAACCATTGTATCTCCTTTTTCTACACCATTTGATCTAATTCAGTATTGTGTTAAACATTCTAGGTCTGCAAAGTATCCTGAGTCTGACTTTGTCTATTATCAAGATGTATCTGGTTTTCATTTGAAAACAATTAGTTCTCTAATGGAACAAGAGGCAGTAGAAGACTATTATCTAGGAGAGGCAACTGAGGCCTCTAAGTTTGGTGAGGTTGAGATAAAAGACTATCAACTAGTTGCTCAGGTAAACAGAGTGAAAAACTTTGATGTTTTAAAAAGACAATATAATGGTATGTACGATAATACTGTTTCTGTCATAGATCCTTTACTAAAAAGATATCAAGATTTAAGTTTAAATTACTTAGATGATAAGGTCAAGTTCACTGGGCCTAATGTTAAAAGTAAATTAAATACTAAGGATTCTATTCATGGTAAAGCCACTGGGTCTTCACATTCCAGGTATCTAACAGCCAGTATTTCTAGTAAAACATATAGTGATGTTTCCTATTTAAAAGATAAAATATTCTATGGACAAAATGTTAAGGATACTGTATCTGCATATCCAAGTCCTAGATATAAGTACTTAAATAATCGTATTAGTAAAATGTCTCAATTACAAGAGGGTCTAAAGTTACACTTGGCTCTACCTGGAAATAGTCAGTTAAAAGTAGGACAGAATATCAATTTTCATTTTCCTCAAAACTCAAGTGACAATGAAGATAGAGAAAATATTTTATTTGGAAATGGAGACATGTCTAAGTTTATCATTACATCTCTAAATCATGTTTTTAATGTTGGTAATTCTAGTTACTATACTAATGTTGAAATTGTTAAAAATGGTTTTGGTTCTAATATTGAAAGAAGAAAATAATGGTTGATTTTAAAGAAGAGTTTTTAGGTTATAACTTTATCTGGTTTTTCGGAGTTGTAGAAGATCGTAATGATCCTTTGAAGATGGGGCGTGTACGAGTTCGTTGTTTTAATTGGCATACAAATGATAAAACTAAAGTGCCTACAAAATCATTACCATGGGCCCAATGTATGCAACCAATTACGTCTGCAGCTATCAGTGGTATTGGTAGGTCTGCGACTGGATTAGTAGAAGGGTCATGGGTTATTGGTTTTTTCCTTGATGGGGAAGATGCTCAACAGCCTATGATTATGGGTTCTGTATCTGGTATACCAACTGAGGCCCCGGACCAAAAACTAGGATTCAATGGTATCTATCCAGATTTAATAGATGAACCTGATTTACCTCGTCCAGCTAGAGGTGAACAGGAAGCAAACTTGAATGTTAATGATGGTATTCTCCCTACAAAATTAGCTGACCGTCCTACACGAGACACACATTATGAAACCAAAATTGCTGGACGAGCTGCACTTGGTCCTGTTCCTACAGCTGTAGCACCATCCGTTACTGGGGCTGATGATAAAGGCACTGCAGATTATGTTACTTCAGATGGTCAAGTCCCTACTTGGAATGAACCTAATCCAAGATATGGAGGAGAGATTGATGGCACATATGAGTCTGGTGCAGCATCAACATATCCATTAAATCATGTACATGTTTCAGAGAGTGGTCATGTCTTTGAGGTTGATGACACACCTATGGCCGAACGTATTCATGAATATCATAAGTCTGGTTCTTTTGTTGAGACACAACAAGATGGAACTAAAATAACTAAGGTTATGGGTAACGATTATGAGATTGTAGTACAGAATAGAAATGTTTATATTAAAGGAAATCTATCTGTTACTGTTGCCGGAAATGCTAAAATGTATGTCCAAGGAGATCAATATATTGAAGTAGAAGGTGACCAGTATGTGACAGTCCGTGGAGATCGTATTACAAAAATTCAAGGCAGTGATATCAAAGATGTTGTAACGGACCAATCGACTAATATTGAGGGTAATAAATTTGAACGTGTTGGTGGTAACAGAGATGAACAAGTTCAACAAAATCACACACAAAAAATACAGAATAATTTTAATTCTACTATTAACGCTAATAATGTTAGTATCGTTTCTGGTAATCAAGCAGAACAAATCACTGGTACATTAACATCTGTATCTGGTGGTAATATGTCAGTGGGTACAGCCAGTAATATCGATATTGGAGCAGCATCATCTGCAAAATTTGTATCAACTTCAGCTATGGATATCGAGTCAACCGGAAGTGATGTTACTGTCAAGTCTGGTGGTAAGATTGATCTAAATCCGGCATAGGAGATTTAAATGAGTTGTAGCACCGATATTGGTTTACAGGCATTAAAAAAACTTGAAGATAATATCAAAGGTCAACTAGCAGGATTGACTGCCGGCGCCGGTGGACTAACCACTAATCTAAGCACACTACAAAGTAAGGTAAATTTAGCTAAAGATGTTTCTACTGCTTTAACCACTGCATTACCATCTTTAGAGGGCATGATACCATCTAGAACTTTGATCGGTGATATGGGTGCTCTTATTGCTGCCAAGGATAATCCTCAACAGTTTGCTGCACAATTACTTACCATTTCACAAAACTATGTAGATGTTCCTGGAGTAGATGTACAAGCACTTGCTACATCTATTTTAACTGGTCAAATATCACCTAGTAATATATGTGCTCAAATTCCAAATGTGATTGTTAGTAAGGCTGGTGAAATAATTAAAAAGGGCGTTCCACCTATTCCACCAACTACAAATGTAAAAGAGTTGATTTCTACAACCAAGAAAGCTTCTTCAGTATTACAGAAAAAATTACCCATGATAAGTAACATTACAAATATTGATATTAAAAGTAAAGTTGAGTCTTTTAGTTCCATACAAGCTCCCCAAACATTAGGTAAGGCTAAAGATATAACAAATATTTTACCAGTAGAAAATGTTAAAAGTATGTCAGCTGAACTGACCACAGCAACTTCTAAGATGGGTACATTTACACAGAAATTACCAGTCGGTAGTAGTCCACTAATGATAAGTAATATTGATGAAGCTAAAGCCACATTACTTGCAGCCAAAGCCGCAGGACCAAGTGATGAGTTTATGTTACAACAAGAGGCAAGTTTAAAAGCAAGTTTTGATTCTCTTGGTGAACCAATCCCCGGGGCTGTATATGAAGATGTAGACCAACCAGAGGATATGGGTTAATGCCAGGAGTACACAGAGATGGAGACAGTAGGTCTTGTGGAGCAAAAACAATTGTCTCAGGTCAATCAAATGTTTTTGCAAATGGTAAACTAATATCTGTTCAGGGTGATTTAAACACTCACGGTGGTGGTGCGTTAAATGCATCTATAAACCCTGGTACTGTTTTTATTAATGGTTTAGAAATGGTAGTAAACGGAAGCACAGCGGGACTGGATAATTTAGGTCATGTTGGTGGAGCTTCCGGAGCATCAGAAGGGAGTCCAGATGTATTTGCTTTCTAAAAGAAAGGTCTTAGTTTCTCTACGAGTTTTTTACTATAGACCAGACTATCGTAATTTAATTCAAGAGTTTGCATGGCAGACTGAGGACTACAACCCAAGATATCCTAGAGTAAACAAATTTTTAAATTACTGGAAAGAAAATATTGATGCAATCATAGCAGATATTGAAATGGCTGAGATTCAAAAGAAACCAAAGTATAGGTCTGTAGAAGATATTTTCAGATTTTAATTATAAATAAAAAATAAAAAGAGTAACTATCATGCCAGCTTATAAATCAGGTGCAGTAAACCCTAAGACAAACGAGGTCATATTCAAAGACCTTGGTTTAAGTTTTACTACTCATCCTGTGACAAAAAAATTATCTGTTTTGACAAATGAAGAAGCTATTAAGAGAGCTGTTAGAAATTTGATTTTGACAAACAATTATGAAAGATTTTATAATCCATTTTTCGGTGGAAATATAACATCATATCTTTTTGAAAACTTTTCTCCGATTACTAAGGTGAGTATTGAAAAATCGGTCAAGGATGCCATTGAAGTTTATGAGCCAAGAGTGGACCTTTTAGATGTTGACATTAATCAAAATGATGATAGAAATGAGTTGATTGTTAATATTATTTTTAGACCAAAGAATCAGTTACAACAAACCAGATTAAACTTTACTATTGAAAGAGTCCGATAATGCCAGCCAATAATGTAATCAGAGTTTCAGATATCAACTTCGATCAGATTAAGACAAATCTAAAGTCTTTCTTATCTGACCAAAACGAATTTTCAGATTATGATTTTGATAGTTCAACTATGTCTATATTACTAGACTTGTTATCATATAACACATATTATAATGCATTCTATCTGAATATGGTTGGTAACGAGATGTTCCTTGATTCTGCACAACTTAGAAATAGTGTAGTATCCCGTGCTAAACAATTAAATTATGTTCCACGTTCAGCACGCGGAGCCAAGGCCGTGTTGAATGTATCTGTGGACCCAGCCGGTTCTCCTTCTTTTTACACTATTGCTGCCAATACTAAATTCACAACCAGTATTGATGGTGTCAACTATACTTTTGTTACTCCTGAGGCCACATCTCTAACATTACAATCAAATGGAACTTTTACTGGAACTCTCAACATTACACAGGGTGAACCACTACAACAAAGATTTACGGTTAGTTCATCAACTCCTACTCGTTATATTCTACCCAATCCAAATGTAGACACAACTAGTCTAACAGTTCGGACACAAGAGTCAAGTTCTAATACTACACTCACAACTTGGTCCACTGTATCGGACTTTTCAAGTGTTAATAGTGTTTCTACCGTTTACTTCCTACAGGAAAATGAGGATAGTAAGTTTGAAGTATACTTTGGTGATAATGTATATGGAAAGAAACCTAAGAATGGAAATATTGTAATAATTGATTATAGAGTTGCAGACGGGTCTGTAGTAAATGGTGCTAATACATTCTCAGGTAGTTTCTCTGTTACATCAAATACAGCCGCATCTGGTGGAGCTGAATTAGAAAGTATATCTTCTATAAAATATAATGCTCCTTTTAAATTTCAAGCACAAGACCGTTTAGTTACTTCTAATGATTATAAAAATATAATCCTATCAGAGAATGGTGATATTCAAGCCATCAGTGTGTGGGGTGGAGAAGAGAATAATCCTCCAGTATATGGAAAAGTATATATTTCTGTTAAACCTAAAGTTGGCTCAGTAATTTCGTCTAGTAGAAAACAAACTCTTAAAACATCTTTGAAAACAAGAAATGTAGTTAGTATTGATGTTGACTTTGTTGATGCAACCTATCTCTATGTCAATCCAAAAATTAATGTGAGATACAATCCTCAACTTACTTCGTTATCAGCTTCAGAGTTAAACACAAAAATTCAAAATGCAATCTCTTCTTTTGAAAGTAATAACCTCGGTGTATTCTCAAATAAGTTTTATTCTTCTGTTCTTTCTGATAGTGTTAAAAAGGCTGATACGAGTTTTGTTACTTCAGACCTTTCTTTTACTATCGAAAAAAGATTTGTACCCATAACAACTTCTACAAATACTTATGAGTTAGAATATAATAATGTTTTGAGTAATCCACATTCGGGTCATCTAGGTAATGTATCGTCATCTAAATTTGTTGTTGACGGTAATGAAGTATATATTGATGAGGATGGTAAAGGTACTCTAAGAATATATTCTATAGTAAATAATGAAAGAGTTTATAGAGACAGTAATTTTGGTAAGATAGATTATTCAAAAGGTATTTTAACTATTTACAATACGCTAATTACATCCTATAGCGGAACATCAATATCTGTATTTGTTACACCAGAAAATAAAAACATATTTGGAGTTAGAAACCAGATTATTTTGGTATCTGGTTCTTCTGTTACAACGGTAGATAATTCAACTGGTGTTGTAACATCTGCTGCAGGGGGAAGTGAGGTTGTAACACAAGGGACAACTACAACAATCCTAACAGATAATGCTGTTCCCACATTCGGTCTATCATCAAGTACAGTTGTTGCAACAGGTACAACTACATCAACCTCAATTAGTGGTTCTGATTACTAATGGCTACGAGTAAGAAAACATCTGTCTTAGTTAACGAACAACTACCTGATTTTGTTCGTGATGAAGGACCAAGATTACAAAGATTTATTGAAGCCTACTATGAGTTCATGGAACAAAATGGTGGTATGATTGATGGTGCTAAAAACATCTTAGCATACCAAGACATTGATACAACAACAAATGCATTTCTACAATACTTTCGTGAAGAGATTTACAAAAATGTACCAGATGATGCATTAGTAGACAAAAAACTTTTAGCTAAACACATCCGAGAGATGTATAATGCAAAAGGCTCAGAAAAATCATATAAGTTTCTTTTTCGTATTCTATTCAATGAAGATTTAGAAATTAGATTCCCAGGTGAATATGTATTCAAAAGTTCAGACGGTAGATGGATAGTTGAAAAATATCTTAGAGTAACAGGACTGTCTAATGATGAGAGAACTAATTTGGAAGGACAAGTTTTTGTTGGCCAAACTTCAGGTGCATTTGGTAGAATAGAGAGAGTAAATTTATTAAATGAAGGTGGCATTTTAGTAAGTGAGGTATACCTTGCTGATGTATCAGGCACATTCGTCTTAGGAGAAACCGTCATATCAGATGCAACATCTGCATCAGGTGTAATCGAAACAGCACTACAAGAAAAGCCTGGTAGATATGATGGGACAAAAGGATTTCTAAGTTCAGACCAAAAACTACACGACAGTTATTATTATCAAGAATTTAGTTATGTAATTAAGTCCACTCAATTTTTGGAAAAGTATAAACAAACCGTGATGGATCTTCTCCATCCAGCTGGTACAAAGATGTTTGGTGAAACTAATATTACTTCATCTTTGTCACAAACTAATGTTACATTAACACCAGAATATTTTGTTAAAATTGAGAAAGATTTACCACAAATTGTAAGTGTTGTTAGTTCAAATACAATACCTAAATTCAATCGGGGTGTTGGTAGAATATGGATTTATAATTATCCAGATATGTCAGCTTGGACAGATAATTCTACAGTTGGGACTGGTGTCACTACAGCATTTAATTTTTGGAAAGACTTTCCTATTGGTGACCTCAATAGTAGTAGATTAGTATTTGGAAACAATACGACTTTTAATTCTGAAAACAATTCGACCAAGCATGAAGATGGTGCATTCAGACCTGGTTTCGTTAGACAACTAGAGGTAAGTTCAAATACTTTGATTGGAAACGGTGGGTCTACATTTAATGATATTAATGTAGGGGACCAGATTTACATCGCTAATACTACAGGATATGAGTCACAGGTAGTAAAAGTAGTATCAATCGCAAGTGCTAGTTCTTTAGTAACTAGTCCCTCAGTAAATACAACAAGTACTTTACTACAAGTAACATCTGACTCTACCTCTGGTGCTAGACTTTTCATGGCACGAGGTGTCAGAGAAATTGACGATATTATAATATTTGATACTTATGGTGAAACTGCTGATACACAATATGCAGTTAAAAAAATTCATGTATCATCAAATAATGTTATGACCATTAGATCTAATTTTGATGGTGTTACATTAAGTAATGGTTCATTTGCTTTGATAGAACCGGGTGATAGATTTGATTTAACACCACCTGCTAGATTTGACAGTATTCGTTTAACATTTGATACTCAGTTTATCAGGAGTAATCCAGCACATAGTACTTTCGATTCTACTATTCAATATAGATTCGATAATGATGTTATCACTATGGACTTTGTTGAACCTCTAGATATGACAAATCAAGTTACATTTGATCAGTTTGATTTTGATGAATTTGGTAGTATAGATCAATCAATAACTGGTGTTACAATTGATACAACTAATCAAACCGTAGATGCCACACCATAAATAGACTTAAAGTTTTTAAATAGGAGATAATATGGCTCGCAGAATATTAGACATAGGCGACTTTGCTAATGATGGAACAGGAGATAGTATTCGCGTCGCTGCTATTAAATTAAACGAAACTCTTTCTGAAGTTTACAATTACTTCGGTAATGGTTCTGTTTTGACTTTTGGAACTTTAACTAGCTCCACTAGTGGTAATACAGTTTTAGGAGGAGATTCATTTAGAGTCGTAGGTAATACAGGTCAGGTATCTATTGGTACAGATAATCCTACAGTTCTTTTCCAAGTATCTTCTGCCTCAGGAACAACTTCATATACAGATGAAGTTTCAGATGTTGTTAAAATTGAAGGTAATACAGACCAAGGTATCAATATTTCTACAGGTGATACTTCAAATGGTTATATTGCTTTCTCTAGCACTAGTGCACGTGCTGCAGGTTCACTTGGATATGACCAAGGATTAAATTCTCTTACTGTTGTTACAAATAATACTCCACAATATATTTTTGACGGTCAAGGTCGTTTAGGTGTTGGGACTCTTTCTCCCTCTAAAGAGATTGATGTAGCTGGTCAAAGTCCAGGTGTTCAATTAACTGATACTAATAATGCTTCTCATTCTAGACTTTATTGGGATGGAGCAGACTCTACTTTAAATATCGAGGCAGACCAAGGAAATCAAATTGCATCATCACTGATTAAGATTACAGTTGATGATTCAGAACAGATAAGAATTAATAGTACAGGTGATTTGTTTGCCTCAAGCACTACAGATGGTCGTAAGTTTGGATTTACTACTAGTGGGACTTCTGATTACCTAAAATATGATAATACTTTAACAGGTGTTATTTTAAATGGTCAAAGTGGTGTTGCCGTTGAGACAAACGGTGCAGAGAGAATGCGTATTAATAGTTCTGGCAATATGGGTATTGGTGCTACAGCTACTATTCCTTCTTTACTCACTATTGAATATGCTTCTGGTAGTGTGGTTGGAGATGAAACCGGAACTCACCATTTATCCTTGACAACAGGAACTAATGCACAAACTTTATTCATGGGATATGATGTTGACGACGATTTGGCTTACATCAACTCACGAAAAACTGGTAGTGAACAACCAATAGCACTTAATGCAAAAGGAAGTGCTGTCATCGTTGGTGGTCAGGGTTCTAGTACTCCACCTGTCGTAGAGAGTGAAGCATATCATTTACAAATTCAGAATCCAGGAAATGCAGTTGCTAAACTACAAAGTGGTGCATCTGGTATAAGTTATTTGGCTTTCGGAACAACCTCTGATGGCATCGCTCATAATATCCAATTTAATAATTCTAGTAGTGAGATGAGGTTTGATGTTTCTTCTGCAGAAAGAATGAGAATTTCTAGTTCTGCTGTAGTATTTACAGCAGGTGGTGATTTTACTAATGATGTATCTCTTAGTAAGTCAACACTGAATACTGTTACATTTACTGATGCTTTTAGATTGACAAAAAATGGTGTAGGTGCAGCAATTGATATTGACTCAAGTAGAAATGTCGGTATTGGTACATCGTCACCTTCATATAAATTAGATGTGGCCGGAACAATTCATAGTTCAACTGGTGGTTTCCGTTTTCCAGATGGTTCAACACAAACTACCGCAGGTCTTGAGGTTCCTAATGGGAAATCAATTGCCTTTGCATTAATATTTGGATAATCCATATAAATAAGTTAACACGAAAAAATAGAGGTATATAACAAATGGCAAAACTATCTGTTGACATTGGTACAGTCGCTAATGATGGTACTGGTGATACACTGCGGACAGCAGGTAACAAGATTAATCAAAACTTTACTGAAGTCTATGACAAAGTAGGAACAGATGGAAGTGGTAATCTGACTAGAGCTGCTTCTAATACTTATGTTCAGACTTTATTGGCTAATACTAATGCTTACATTTCTACTGTACAATCTAATTTAAATACAGTTTCAGCTAGAGAAAGAACAGCATTAGGAAATACTAATGCCTATATTGCCTCAGTTCAAACAAATCTAAATGGTGTACAAAGTTCTTTAACAACACAGTCTGCTAAACAAGCATCTGATTTAGCTAACACTAATACCTACATTGCCTCCGTGACTACTAGTGTTGCCGGAAAATTACCTCTTGCCGGCGGTACTATGAATGGTCCTATCTCAATGGGTGTTAACAAAATCACTGACCTTGGTACACCAACTTTAAGTACAGATGCAACAACTAAAGCTTATGTTGACAGCCAGGTTGCAACCGGTGGCGGTAGTTTCTTAAATCTAAGTGGTGGTACATTAGTTGGTGATTTAGCCATGTCAACTAATAAAATCACTGGTTTGGGTGATCCAGTATCTGCTCAAGATGGAGCCACTAAGAATTATGTTGACACAAATGATGCTTTACAACTATCATTGACTGGTGGAACAATGTCTGGTGCCATTGCAATGGGTACTAGTAAAATTACAGGATTAGGAGATCCAGGAAACGCACAAGACGCTGCAACTAAGAATTATGTTGATACACAAATCTCCGGTGTCAGTGGTTCAGGTGGTGCTGTAGACTCTATCACAGGTACAACCAATGAAATCGTTGTAGCTGGTACTAGTACAATTCCAGTTTTATCTTTTGCTGCTCCTTTGACTACACCTACAGCAACAGTAAGTGGAACTAATACAACAGGCATCTCATCTTTCAATATTTCAAATCTATTAGGTTTAACATCTGCTATGACGATTGCTGCCATCCGGCATGACAACTCAAATGCAGCAGGTGACTCAACCACAAACTTTTCACCTGCATTAAGAATCAAAGGTGCTGGAAGACAAGCAAGAATTCTGTATGATGGTGGTCAAGAAATTGTTGGTGGTTCTGGTGGTAATCTTGAAATTCAAACCTCAACCTCCGCAGGAAGTTTAGATATCGGTATTGGATTTAAAACAACTACTGGTGACGATAGAAATACTACATCCACTAACAAAATTCGTGCTCACTCTAGAATACAGATTGAAGCTCATAATACAACTTCAGGTACTTCTAGTGAAACTAATTCAAGAGAAGCTGCATTAATTATTAGTGGTATTAGAAACAATACTAGTAATCTTGGAGGTCAAAGTGGTGTCGATTGGTCACCAGCATTGAGAATTAGGGGTTCTGGTAGACAGGCTAGAATTACTTTTGATGGTGGTGCAGAAATCGTAGGTGGTACTAGTGATGTTATGAATCTTGAAGGAACTGTGCAAATTAACGGTACAACACAGTCTGGAAGTGACTATGCAGAATATTTCGAGACTACGGATGGTTTGGCAATTGCTAATGGTACTCCAGTGGTATTGGTTGATGGTAAAATTTCAGCAGCTAATTCTACGGTAAGTACAGACCATGTTATTGGTGTTATTCGTCCACCAAGGTCATCATCATCAATTGGTGGTAGTGACTTAGGAGAATGGCATAACAAATATCTCAAAACAGTCTGGGGCGATACCATTAGAACAAAACATGTTTTCTATCAGTGGACAACTTGGGCTGTAAATGAAGAAGGTGAAAATAGACCAACTGAGCATACTGTTACCTCACTAGATGATATCCCATCTGGTCAAGAGTATGAAACTGTTACAAATTACACAAAAACTATTAATCCAGATTATGATGAAACTTTAGAATATAAGACTAGAGAAGAAAGACCAGAGTGGCAGATTGTAGGTCTTGTTGGTCAAGTACAAATTTTAAGTGGTTCACCCACAAATCCAAGATGGGTTAAAATGAAAGATATCGATGAAGATCATGAACTCTGGTATATTAGATAAGGAATTAAAATGTCCGGTATAATCACACATAAATTTCAACTCAATAATGCTAGGCAGTTTTTTGAGTCATTCACAGAAGACTCAACCATAAACTCTAGATACTATGTATTTTTAGCTCGGGCACATCCATGGTCAAGTGATGCCAATCCACCAACTCCAGTTGATAGTGTGATTGCATCCAGCTATAATGTCTGGAGAAACATGATTATTGCCAAGCGTGTCTCTGCTAGTGATGTATCACATGTTGCATCCAAGTATCTTTGGACCTCTGGTAATGTATATACTCCATACACAGATTCTAATGGCTCATTGTATAGTTCTCAGTTTTATGTGATTACAGATACCTATAATGTTTACAAGTGTATCGATAATAATGGTGGTGCTTTATCTACTGTTAAACCAACTCATACTGATACTGGTATCATTACAGAGTTAACAGATGGATACAGATGGAAATTCATGTATACTGTGACTGCAGGTGACCAGTTAAAGTTTGGTACAACTAATTTTATTCCTACTAAAAAACTAGAATCAAATGATGGAAGTATTCAATGGACAGTACAACAAGCTGCAGTAAATGGTGCTATTGAGTTCGTTAAGACAGATAACGGTGGGTCTGGTTATCTGGGAACCATGGGAACTTTAGATAGTGTTACAGATTCAACCACAGTAGTTTTAGAAAATACAACTGCAGCTGCAGGAGAAGTATCAACTACGGATGATGCTTATAGTAACTCAGTTATTTACATCACCGGTGGAACTGGTGCTGGTCAGTTAAGAAATATTACAAACTATGAAGGTTCAACTAGAACAGTAACAGTTGGCTCTGCCTTTTCACCAGTATTAGATACTACTTCAACATATAATATTGGACCTAAAGTTAATATTGGTGGTGACGGTAGAGATTTCTCAGCATATGCTAATGTTGCTCTTCCATGTAGTTTGTCTTCGGGTTCTGCCCTAAATAAAGTTATAATTATTAATCGTGGAGCTAACTACAGTAAAGTAAAACCTGCGATTACTTCTAATACATCACACGGTGTAGGGGCTTTAATTTCAGCTAGTATACCACCAATCGGAGGACATGGGTCTGATCCTGTAAATGAATTAAACGCTAAGAATGTTACCTTAAATGTGAGAATAAGTGGAAACGAGTCAGGAACAATTGTTGCTAATAATGATTTCAGAATTGTTGGTGTATTGAAAGACCCCTTGTTATTAAATGGAAGTAGAGCAGATGGTACAGTCTATGATTTGACAACTAAGATTACAGTATCTACTAAGTCTGGCAGTTATGATCCAGACGAACATTTAGTATCAAATACAAGTGTCAGTCTGTCAAGATTTGTTTCTTTTGCAAACACAAATACTGGTGGAACAACTGGTGTTATCAGAACTGTAGGTTTAGACGGAGAGTATCAAACTGGTGAATTACTAACAGGAAATACATCTGCAGTTACATCTGTTATTGAGTCCATAGAGAATAGACCTTTTATCAACTTCAAAGGTGAAGTATTATATGTAGAAAATAGATTACCAGTAAGTCGTTCATTCGACCAAACAGAAGATGTAAAATTAATTGTAAGGTTTTAAGGTAAAATAAAATGTCTGAATTAGAAACTAATTTTAATTTATCACCATATTTTGATGATTTTGAAACTAATGGTAAATTAAAAAACTATCACAAAGTCCTATTTAAACCTGGACTAGCTGTGCAGACAAGAGAGTTAAATCAACTCCAATCTGCTTTACAAAATCAGGTTGCAAGATTTGGTAATAACATTTATGAAGATGGAACTATTGTAGATGGTTGTTCTTTTCAGTATGAAGCAAATGTAGCCTTTGTAAAATTACAAGACAATGATTCTTCTGGTTCGTCTGTTGTAGTAACAGGTTTTGCTAATGCTATTATTCAAGGTCAGACTACTGGTGTCAGAGCTAAAGTTTTTCAAGCTATCGCCAAAGAGGGTGTTGAACCAAATACTCTCCTAGTAAAATACCTAGATGGTGGAACATCAAAACTCAATAAGACATTTGGTTTAAATGAAGAATTAGTATATCAAACTTCGGACGGTGGTGCCGGTCAGAAGGCTAATACTATTGCATCAAACTCAACTTCACTAGGTAATGCATTTGGGTTTGGTTCTATGTTTAGTATTGGTGATGGTGCCATTTTCTCTAAGGGACATTTTATTAATGTTGCTTCACAAACTATTATCTTAGAAAAATATTCGAATAAACCTACTTATCGTGTTGGCCTAAAAGTAAATGAAACTATTGTCAATAGTAACACAGATACAACTCTTTTAGATAATGCTGCAGGTTCATATAACTATTCAGCACCTGGTGCCGATAGACTTAAACTCACACCAACTTTGACTAAGAAACCTCTTATCTCTGCATCTGTTGCTAACACACAATCATTCTTTCCTCTCTTTGAGGTTGACCGTGGTAATGTAAAGACTATCCGTGATGATACTGTATTCAACAGTATTGGTAGAGAACTAGCTAAAAGAACCTTTGAAGAGTCTGGTAACTATCAATTAAGACAAATTAATACTCATGTAAAAGAACATTTAAATACTGGTTCTAACTATGGACGATATACCTCCGGAGAAGGTGGAAATAAGAATAAACTAGCTATCGGTATTGAACCTGGTATCGCCTATGTTATGGGATATCGTAATGAAATTCTAACTACAGAATTTATTGATACTGATAAAGGTATCGACACGAAAACAGAAACCAGCGTTTCAATTCCAACTAACTTTGGTAACTATGTCATCGTTAACGAGGTGGCTGGTCCATGGGATGTTACCCAACTAGGTGAAGTAACTTTATTTGACCAGGCATCAACCGTTGTTTCTTCAGGTACATTTTCTTCAGGAAGTTCCGCTGGAGCACAGATTGGTACAGCAAAAATCCGTGGTTTTGAATATCATAGTGGGACTGGTCTAGATGCTCAATATCTCTTATATCTTTTCGATATTAACATGGATACCACTGATAAATCTTTTTCAGATGTAAAAACTTTTAGACTTAGTAGTGGTGGATCTCAATCTTTTGCTGATGCAGTTTTAGAAAGTGGGTTATGTGTTCTCAAAGAACCAGCATTTAATAGAAACATTTATTTCTCTGGTGTAAGTGCCACAGCAAATACTTCTAATAAGCAATTTGTATTCAGAGATACTACTCAAAGCTCTGTAGCAATTAGTGGTACAGGACTAGTAACTATTTCTGGTGTACATGCTGGAGGTACAGAAGAGTTCCCATATTCTGTTGGGTCATTAAATAATCCTCAAAAAAGAGAATTTGTTATCTCGTCATCAGCTTTAACAAGAACTGCTGGTTTAGGATATAGTGCATCACTATCCAGTACGACTATCGCAATTGCAAGTGGTGACTTCCTTAGTAAGTTAAGTGTCGGTGATTATATTCAATTAAAGCAAACTGGTGCAGATATTTACGCTGGTAAAAACGGAGCATCGGCTGATGTGCCAGTTAGAATTACATCTGTTGCATCACAACAAATTGAAGTAGATAACACACTAGATGTTAGTAGTTTAAGTGGTTCGACTTATGATATCGTAAAAGTATTTCCTGTTGGTCATAAGTTTGATATGACAGTTAATGGAAGTTCAGGTAATCCAAGGTCTATTACAGTTAATTCTAGCACACAGGTAACAGTTAATATTGAAGAAACTCTAGCTAGTTCTATGGGTATCTCCGTAACATTTAATAATAAGCGTGAGAATGCAGTTGGTGCTACAAAAGATGTAATTAAGAATTGTTTTATTAAATTAGATTTAAATACAAATAGTGCTGGTATCAATGGTCCATGGATTCTTGGTGTATCGGATGTATTTAATCTAAGAAATGTATATGTGGGAAGTACATATTCAACTACTAATAAAAACTTAGTATCTGATTTTAGAATTTTGAGAAATACTACTGATAGTGTTTACAAACAGTCTGCATTAAGTTTAAAAGAAGGAAGTACTGTTACTCTCACAACATCTGATAAAATTCTTGTTGAGTTTGATTACTTTGACCATAATGTCACTAACGGTATTGGTTTCTTTACAGTTGACTCATATCCAATTGATCCAAATGAATCAACTGATAATGCTGGTACGATTGCTACTCCACAGATTCCAAGATATTCCTCAACGACCGCTAACAAGACATTTGACTTGAGAGATACTATTGATTTTAGACCAACAGTTCAAAAGTCATCTGGTATCACTAATGTAACCTTATCAGATATCAGCACTACGGTTGAAAATCCAGTAGAACAAACTGCTTTAGTAGTCAGCAGTTCTGGTGCTTATGTTCCTGTACCAAACGAAACATTTCAGACTGATATTACTCACTTCTTACCAAGAGTTGATAGAGTTGTACTTGGAAAGGATGGTAAGAAAAAAGTCGTAAAAGGTATCTCAGCTGATAGACCATTTCCACCTGCAGAACCTGCAGAAACTATGACACTTTCATTATTAAATATTCCACCATTTCCATCTTTATCTCTAGAGAACTCATATAATTTTAATGACTCACAAACAGGTGGTTCTAGAAGTGACTTGGCTGTTAAGGTAAAACCTTTCTTCCAACGCAGATTTACGATGCAGGATATCTCTGGAATCACTAGTCGTATTGATAGATTAGAATATTATACGGCTCTTAATGTTTTAGAAAAGGCTGCTAGAGATCTCAATATTCCAGACGGTAGTGGTATTAATAGATTTAAAAACGGTATCTTTGTAGATGCTTTCTTTGGTCATGACAATGGTGACTTGACAGACCCATCATATAGTGTTTCAATCGACAAAGAACGTGGTGAGCTCAGACCTAAGTTCGAACAGAATAACTTGGATATTCAATATGATAGTTCTTTATCATCTAATGTTACGCGTAAAGGGAAACAAGCTAGATTAGATATCTCTGGTAATACAGCAATATACAGAAATGGAGATATTGTTTATACAGGGTCATCTCTGTCTGGTGCAACAGCATCAGGTACGATTAGGAGTATTCATAGTGATACCTCTGGTGTTAGATTGTATCTACATGATGTAACAGGAACATTTACAACCACCACATTAAATAACAATAATAATGCTGGTCTTGCAACTATCAATACAATACAAGAACCAACAGAGGGTGAACTACTCACATTACCATATTCGCATCAGATTTATGTTGACCAACCATGGGCATCAAAGACGATCAATCCTGTCGGTGAGCTAACATTTAATTGGGTAGGAAATCTAAGTTTATTCCCAGAAGCTGACCACTGGGTTGATACTACATCACAACCAGATGTACAATGGGATGTAGATTTGGCTACAAACTGGCAGAAATTAGATCAGGCCTGGGGAACACAATGGAATGAATGGTCAACAGTAGCTGGTTCTGAAAGAGAGACTCGTGAGATACTAGGGACAGCATTTGTGAATGTCGGTGATGATTTAAATCAAGCTGGTAGTTTTGCCGGTGGTGGTCATGGTGCAATTGATGAAGTCAGAATTAGAACTACAGAAGAACAGACTCGTACTGGTACTAGATTGAATGTTTCACCATTTAGTCGTACACAAAAGACAGGACCATTTGTGACTAGAACAGATATTGTTCCATATATGCGTTCTAGATTAATTCGTTTTGCAGCCACTGGTATGCGTCCAAATACGAGAGTATATCCTTACTTTGATAATATTCTTGTAAATGATTTTGTCACACCAACTGATAAAAATTTCTCTAATACAGCAACCATTGGGTCTGCACTAGAGACTAATGCTAACGGTTCAGTTTTTGGAATGTTTACAATTCCAAATACAGCTAGCTTGAAGTTTAGACAAGGTGAGCGCCCATTTAGATTAGTCGATATTGCTAATACCTCAACTGAGGTTGGAACAGAATCAACTTCTGCAGTAACTAATTATACATCAATTGGATTATCATCTTCACAAAGAGGTATTACCTTTAGCACTCGTGAAGCTAAGATTACACATGATACTATTGCTGAAAAGAAAACTGTAGTAACTTCTGACTTCACAGCAATTCAAGCACATAAAGACCCTGTTGCTCAGTCATTTAGAGTGGGTGAGTTTGAATTCCAAAATCTAGACTTTGCTGATAATAAGTTTGGTCTTGGAGCTGATGGTGTATTCATTAGTGCCATTGACCTATACTTCAAATCAAAAAGCTCTACTGCTGGTATTTCTATAGAACTCAGAGAAGTAGTAAACGGAATTGTCACTGCAGTTCGTGTACCTTTTGGTTTCAAAAGAATTGAGTCTGGTGATGTTAATGTTTCTAATGATGCATCATCACCAACACCATTCTACTTTGACCAACCTGTATATCTACGAGGTGATACTGAATATGCATTTGTTGTAAAACCAGATGGTTCTAATCCTGATTATTTACTCTGGATCTCAGAACTTGGTGGTAGAGATGTTACAACCAACTCTCTAATTGACCAACAACCATCTGCAGGTGTCATGTATGTTTCTTCTAACGATAGAAACTATACACCTAAACATAATCAAGATATTCAATTTACTTTATGGAGAGCTGATTTTGATACTAATGTAAATGGCACAGTTGTTTATACCAATGAAGATGATGACTATATTCAAGGTACAGAGTTCTCATCTATCAAATTTAATGTAGGTGAGAAAATTAGAGGTGAGTCATTGGTGACATTGACTGGTGCACCTGGTGAGACATTAACAGTAAACGATTTAGTTTCTGTTGGTTCAAATACAGGTCAGATTAGAAAAGTTATTAATACAACTACTTTCAAAGCTGATATCAAAGGAACTCTTCCTTCTGGTTCTACTATAACATTTACAAGAGGTTCTACTACATACAGCGGAGTTGTTGATTCTCATACTCCTAATACCTCAAGTGGATTTATCCAATATAGTAGTCCAATTACTGGTGATGTTATTGCAAATAATTCAACTGGTGATTTGGCTTCCGATATTTTCTACCGAGGTCAAGTCTCTAATGCAACATTCCGCTCTACTGGTATCAGTAACTTTAAGTATAATGTTTTAGTACCAAAAATTTCTTTTGCAAGATATCTAGATACCTCAGTTAGTTGGACAGCAAGAACAACAGCAAGTGGTTCTGGGTCAATGTCTAGTACACCAATTTCAATTGAACCATTTGAAAATAACGAGTTTTTAGATACAGAAAAAGAAGTCATTACAAGGTCTTCTAGTTCTTCTAAGACTCTTAGGATTGATGGTAATATTAGTACTGGTACAAGTAGACTTTCACCTGTAATTGATATCGGCAGAAGTAGGTCAGTTATCCTCATAAATAACCTGATTAATAACGATAATTCAAATGAGATTGTAAACTTTGGTAATTCTAGCACAAAGTATATTAGTAAGAAGATTGTATTGGCAGATGGACAAGAAGCTGAAGATATTAAAGTACTAGTATCTGGATATCGTCCACCTAGCACTGAGATTGATGTTTATGCTCGTTTTCAAAATGGGCAAGATTTAGATGACTTTAGAGATAAACACTATACTAAATTGAACTTGGTTGAAACACAAGCTTCGAATACGGTATCAAGTATTGTCAATAAGGATGACTTCATTGAATTAGAATATGAAGTACCCTCTTCCAATAACTCACTGTTGGGTGCATTTAAAAACTCTGCTAACAACAGTGTACTTAGATATAAGAATAGTTCTGGTGCTAACTTTGATACATTCAAATACTTTAGTCTAAAGATTGTTTTGAGAAGTAGTTCTTCAAATATTGTACCAAGAGTAAAAGATTTAAGAGCTATCGCTCTACAGATTTAAGGGGTCAAAATGTATCTTAAAGTAGAAGAAAGTAATGATTTAGTTAGGGACTCAGAAACGGGTGCTGTTCTAAATGTTAATAATAATGCATTACAAGCTTACAAAAATCAAAAGAAACAATTTCAGAAAATAAATCAAGTAGAAAGTAGACTTGATAAAATTGAAAACTTACTTTTATCTCTTCAAGATAAACTAGACAGAATAGGCAGTTAAAATAATGACTACGATTACTCTACCAATTAGTCCATTATCTTCATCTAATAGTTTTCTACAATTGATGGGAGATGTTAATCTTATTAAGACCTTAGCTGCTGACGCAAGATACTATGTTGCTAATTCAACCTTTCAAGATTTAATTAATAATGTTGATGGTTCTTTTGTTTTAACTTCTGGCTCTGTTATGGATGGACCCTTGGCTTTAGATTTCAATGGAGCTGTCAAACTTAGACTGGAAAGTAACACCGCCATTGAGTCATCTATTCTATTAAATTTAGAAGGTAGTGGTAATCCAGACTTCAAATTGACGAACGATGATAATTTTAAAATTTTGAAAGGTAATGATGGTAATACATTCGATTCAAATTACTTGACAATTCTTGGCGCTAATGGTAATATAGGAGTAAGTGAACCAGCACCTACTAATAAACTAAGTGTTAATGGAAGTATTCAGATTGTAAGTGGAGGATTGAAATTCCCAGATAGCTCTATCCAAACTACAGCTGTATCTGGGTCTAGTTTCCTGAGTTTAACTGGGGGGACTATCGGAGGATCTTTAACAGTTAATGGTCTTATTAGTACAATAAATGTTACTGCAAATAACTTTACTGGAAACACAACTGGTATTCACACAGGAAATGTGACTGGTGATATTACCGGTAATGTGACTGGTGATTTGACGGGGAATGTAACTGGTGATGTAACAGGTGCCGTTACAGGAAATGTTACAGGTAATGTAACTGGAGATGTTACCGGGAATGTCACTGGTGATTTGACAGGGAGTGTAACTGGTAATGTTACCGGGAATGTCACTGGTGATGTCACGGGTGATTTAAAATCATCTAATGGAACAAAAGTCATTGATAATGGTACAGATGGTACAGACGCAAAATATGAGGGTTTATTTTGGTCATATGGTGGTAATAAATATAATACAGAAACAGGAACTACATATACTTTAGTTAGAGATGATGCAGGTATTACAAAAAGGATTAACAATGGGTCAGGGACAACGATAACAGTTCCCACAAATGCAACGGTTGCTTTCCCAATCGGAACTTACATTAACTTTGTACAAGAGGGGGCAGGACAAATTACCTTCTCAGCTGCCGGTGGAGTTACTCTAAATCATACTGACTCTCATACAAAATCTAAATCTAGATATGCAATAGTGACACTTTATAAATTAGATACAGATGTTTGGATTTTAGGTGGTTCTACAGCCGCTTAACTTTATTATAGGAGAAATAGAATGAAGATTGAACTATCCGTTGATTTGGTGAATAAAATTTTGAATTACTTGGGTAGTAAACCATATGTAGAGACAGCACCAATTATTTCTGAAATTCAAAAAGAAGTACAAGAAACAAATCAACAAGAGGGAAACTTAGATGGCTAATCCTAATATCGCGTCAGCCACTACTATCAAAGGTCAAAGTGTTAATGGAGATATAACAACTAGCCCTACAGTAGTTTTAACTAATTCTGGATCTAGTGGTAAAGTTTTTAAGATTAATACTATGGTAATTACTAACATCGATGGCAGTAGTACAGCAAATTTTACTGCAAGTGTAAGTATTAGTGGTGGCACAGCATATAACCTTTTCAGTACAGTAGATGTAGCAGCAGATACAGCTACAGTTGCTATTGATAAGAATAGCACTTTTTATCTACTTGAAGGTGGCACTATCAGTCTAGTTGCATCTGGTAACAGTGATTTAACTTATATGATTAGTTACGAAGAAATTAGCTAAAATGCCTACACCATTCTTTGTTGCTGGTTCTATATCCTCTGGCGAACAAGCTGAGCCAGTAACAGTAACCCTTAGAGCGTGGGGTGCTGGCGGCGGTGGAGGTA